CATCGTTTGGACGAATTCACTATCATGCGTTCTATGCCGGATATGCTTTGGGCTGTCCCGCCGAAAGGCGCTAAGCTTAAAGTTAATTCTGGTCGCGACTTTCATGCGCCTGTGAAGGGTCGCACCGCGGTGTTGTATTACAATCGTCGTGGTGAGGCTCGTCAATCAGTCGGTGTGGTTGGCGACAAGAAATATCTTGGTGCTAAGAACGAAATTGAGGTGTATGAATTCGACGGCTCAACAGAAGAAGGTGCCTGTGGCGGCGTGTATGTAGATGCTGTTGATGGTGCAGTAATCGGTTTTCACGGTTTAGGATCTCGAGCTAACGCGTTGCCTGAGTTTTATCCTGTCAATGATGCGTTCAAGGCTGAGGCGTCTGGCCAAATCCGTTTACCTGGGTATGATTTCAGGTCGGATAGCCAGTACACTGACACCTACCACGCACATGTTGACGGCTATGGTCCTGCTCCTGCTGACAGAGTGCTTGAATCGACGACACCACCGGCATCTGAAGCACACTCTAGCACTGATATGCAGTGCAAAGTATGCAAGAAGATGAAGCCTAGTGCGTCATTCAGTAAGAACCAGCGTAAAGCAAAGTCTGATGAGAGATCATGCAAAGAATGTGCTGCGAAGAGTGCGCCAATGCACCCAGTAGCTGACGTTAAGAGCATGTCTGACGACGAGCTTAAGGCTGAGCTTGCACGACGTGAGCGAGAAAAGGCGGAGTCAAAAAACGCGAAGGGTGGGCAATAACGCACGTATTGTCCCACTATCCGCGTAATTTAGTGCGAATACAGGCTGGACCGGATCCGTCAAAAGATCTGGGGGAACACATGCCATACCTTGGCAGGGTGCAGCGGTTCTATCGACCGAGTCACCCCGATCACCTTGATCGAGATGTTCATGCTTATATTCACACACGTGGTGAGACGATGGATGACTACCAACACTATCGTGTCGCTGCGTCGACTCTCGAAAATGCAACGATATCCATATCCCGTTATAACCGACCGAGCGATCCGCTCAGTGCTAAGGTCAAGCAGTATTATACTACTGCTGCTGGCTGGATGCAAAGGGTGCTCGCTCCCCATCTGTCAAACAGCGACATGGCAACATATTCGCAAGTCATCGAATGGCTGGCGCCGAAAAAGTCCTCTGGCTACCCTTGGAACCTTGAGTTTCAGTACAAGGAGGATTATTACGGCACCGAGTTTGGTGAATCTTTCTGGGCTAAATATTGGGAAAAACTCGCTACAGACGATTACATTCGTTCATTGGCTGCTATTGTAGTCAAGAAAGAAGTACGCTCTAGTGAGAAGCTTGATAGAGGTTCGGTCAGAACAATATCCGCGATGGACGTCAATCACACGATAGCCATCCTGATGTTTTGTTTGCTTATGTTCCAACGTCTGATTTATACACACCTTCGTCACTTTTCCGCTCTTGGTACAGTTCCGCTGTACGGGGGGTGGCATAAACTTGGTGTGGGTCGTGACGCGAAATTCAATTTTCGTGCCGCGACACTTGAATTAGACGGTGTTGCGTTTGATAGGTCTCTACTAGAATTTGTGCTGAATCTCATTCGTGATGTCGTGTGGTCATTTCTAGCCAAAGAGCATCGCACGGAAGACAATTGGGTTAGATTTAAGAACCTGTTCTATGAGATTATACATTGCCCACTCGTTAACCTTAACGGTGACGTTTACGGACGTTCCGTGGGAAATACAAGTGGAAATGGTATAACTAGTCTCATAAACACGCTCAAGAATTTTTTAGATTGCGCTGTGTTGTGGATGATAATCACTGAGGGTAACTCAGGATTTTTTCACAACTACGACGCATTCACCCGTTACGTTGACCTAGTGCTCAATGGTGATGATAACAACACTACTGTCGATCCTGATATTCATCACTTATTCAATGTAGAATCAATTCGCGCGGCAGCGCCGGAAATTTCAATGGAATACACTTTTGCCTCTGAACAGTATCGTCTGTTCACAGAGTGTGAGTTCTTAGGCCATGGTTTTCGGCTTGTCAATGTGCCACGTCTAGGACATGCTATGTATTTACCAGTAGGTCCGTGTAACAAGATGCGAACTAACATGTTGATATTCAATGAGTCTGGCACCCCCGCCAATACAATCGTCCGTGCATGCGGTCTTAGAAATGAGACCTTCGGATGTGCAGATTGTCGAGAGTGGTTCGCCGACCTAATTGAGTATCTACGTGAGAAGTATCAGCGTTCACGCGATCCTGAAATCGTAGCAGCATGGAAAAACTATTTGTCAGACCAGGAGATATGGGAGATATATACAGGGCACACTGCAGAAGACGTACGTACTAGCCCTGCCAGTATGTAGGCTCGAGCTCTGCAGAGTTTCAATGATATCCCCGTTCTCTTTCTTCATGCTTGACTACCATGACGAAGACTAAAGCTCAAAAACAACGCGCGAAAGCTGCTAGGGAACTAGCTGCTGCTCAAGCTGCAACCAAGGCGGCGGAGCGGAAGCTTGCGGCACAACCACAACAGAAGAAGAAGAAGAAGAAGAAACAACCTTCGGATCCCTCATCTGGAGTGGTTGGAAAAGCTCCCAATGGAAAAGACAATATCAGCAAGAAAGCTGCTGATCGCTTGATGGAGTTAGGTGTAACTCTGCCTGCTGGCAACACACGGTATCGGTCCCAATCGATCATACAGTCAATGCGTGGCCAAAAGGGTAAGCTAACGAATAATGTCATGGCTCGTTTGTTCATGGCAAACGTCTTGGCCCCCGGTCATGTATCTGTACCTAGGTTTGGAATTCCCGGTATTGCCACGCAGTGCTTGAAGCTCACCAGTGTGATTTACGTCACGCCAACTCTGTTAGCCTCCTCCAACAACTCGTATATATTCTGTGCCTTTGCTGAAGGTTCACTGGACGGCGCCTATTTTCTTAACAGCGCGGCTATGCCAGCAGGTCCGAATACAGCGTTCGCTCTCAGTAACTTCTCAAGCTCAGCATATAATGCAACAACAACTGTCAATGATTCTTATACAATCGGCAGAATACTCGGTTTTGGTATTGAGTACGAAGTCGTTCAGCCGGACAGTCTACCGCGCCCGTACGTTACAATGCTGTCAACGAAACCATCTTCATCGATGAGTACAACGATAGCAGGATTAAACCACGCGTACATGACACAAGGTCAGTATCGTAACCCAATTATGAGTGGTCCAGACGCGATGCGAGGTCGAGTGGTTTCAGTACCACAAAACACTAGCAATTCGTTTGACACTGTTACTTGCGCAGTTAACACTGGCACCGGGTCATTCAGTGCAGCGTGGTCACTCCCATTGTTGTATATGTATTGGAGCAATCCTGGTAGTGTGACTGGCATTTCGATACGCGTACAATTTAACTATACAATCGAGGCTGCTGCGGATTGGTCTAAGATCACCAGTTCGTTGGTTGAGGAGGAAGGTGAATCAGAGTCCGTTGTGTACGATGCTGATGGCGTCATCGACTCTGTTGACTTCTCTAAGTTGGCCAAGTCAGTCTTTCAATTTGGTATTAGCGCGCTAGCGCCGATTAGCAGTGTAGCATCTGCTGTTGGTATGGCTGCTGGTGCCATGTTAGACGATCCAACTAAAGAACGTCCCGTCGTAGACAAGACAGCACTCACATGTGACTCATTAGAGCGTGAAGTAGCTCAATTGAAGAAGATTGTCCTTTCCAGCGTGGATAAATCATCAACTACGCAATCTGTCAAGAAGGTTCTCGTGTCGGCTGAAAATTCCGATATCGAGGATCTTGGCGCCCTTGACAGATCGTCACTTCCGGCTTACGATGTGCGTGATGCTCGTGTCCCTCTCCGAGCTCGCACACATAAGTAGGTAGGCGCATTCCCGCACCTAGTTCTTAAGGGGTGGCTGCTTTTTATGATTTTTGGTAACCGCCCTGAGCTAGACCCAATTGGTTAATCCAAGTAGCATGGATGCTGCAAATCATCATTGTGTGACAATAAGGTTACACAATGGCAGCGAGGCTTAGAAACGTACTACGTCACGGCTAGTCACCGTGGCGCGGATGGTTGCCTCATGCAAACTAACGGTTGTTCATAAGGACAATTTAGGGTTAATCATCATGAGTGGTGGTGTGCGGGCCTAGCGGGTTTTCGGCAACAGGCTTTCTCCCG